CGCGATTTACACTTATTATGTCTGCTTATTTACATTATTCCTATTTAGTTCAACACCCCGACTGGGTCGCTCCCAGGTCTAGGGTTGAGAACAGGTTTTCTATATTTGCTAATTTTAAGAGGTACATGTTTGGCGTCAACAGACATGTTACTAATAATGAAGAGACCATTGTCCATGCCTTTGTGGACAACGGTGATCATAATCTTCTTTTGAATGATGGCATGACTTCTATGGAGTCAACGCTTGATGACGAGACCGTGAACTACGGAAGTTGTCCGAGAACCGCTGATAGGGTGGTTAGGAAACGTTTCAAGGTTCCTTATATGCAACGTGTGGTGAGAGAATTGAGGATTGAGTTCCCTTTCATTACCACACCTTATACTAGATCTAATTATGGTGCATTACATTATAAAGCATCTTCTATTATGAAAACTCATGGTATTCGCACCACTTTGATAGGAGGCTTAGCGTCACAGGTTGTATCTTTGTATTTTGTGCCTAATAGAGACGACATTTCTGCTCAGAATTATATGGATTCAGCAGAAATGATGTTGTCTAGTCTAGAGTTCAATTCATCAGCATATAATAAATCTACCCCTATATCTAATGTGATAAGGAAAGTAGTGCCGCGTTTTGGTAATAGTACAAGACGTGGCTTTGTCCCTGAACAATAAGGGGGCCTTGCCTGTATCCTAGGCAATGACACTATCGTTAATAATGTCAGCGAAATTGACTTCGTTTTTGACAGAGAGAAGAGAAGTGTTATTTCCGGTTTGATAGGATACAGGACGGGTGCTCCAGTAAAGGTGAAACGGATGACGAAGATTTTGGGTGTGGGCCCAAGAGCTACCGTTTCTGCCTTCAATAATAGCTTCCACAATTATGAACAAGCTATTAAATGTCGTATATTCACTTATAAGGATGGATCCGGTAAGTGGATATCAAAAGACTCCTTCCCACACGATGATTCTGTATTCGAAGATCTGTTATCGGAAGAATTTTCATTTTTAACCTCAAATAACAAAGCACACACCCCAATCCACGTGACCAAATACCACGAGTTGTATTCGGGTCTGAAAAAGCGACGTTATTTGAGGGCTGGCATTAGCCTAACAGTTAGACCATTAAAGAAGAAGGACTGGCAAATTAAAATGTTTATAAAATTTGAGAAAGATATTAGAAGTGCTAAGGAGGATCACGTTCCCCGTGTCATTTCACCGCCTGGAGATAGGATGCTTGTGGTTGATGGTTGTTATGTGAAAGCAGCCGAACACTCAGTCTATCTAAAGGTGAATGATATGTACGGACATGTTGTCGTTGCCAAAGGTATGAACTATATACAACTAGGAGGAATCATTGCTGGTCATTGGTTTTATTTTATTAAATGTGTATCCATCGATTTAGATGTTAAGCGTTTAGACCAATCTATAACTAAGATTGGCCTCCGAAAGACTCACGTCGTGTTGTGTTCATTCTTTGGACCCGAAGAGGCTGATAGAATCATGCGATTATTTGAGAAACAGCTTACCACCCATGCTAAAGCTAGGTGTGATAATGGAGAGTTTGAGTATTGGGCTCAAGGAACTTTGACTTCTGGACAAGTCAATACATCTCTCGTAGGCGTTCTCTTAGTTACCGCTATATTGCATGGTTATTTCAGATCAATCGGTGTTAAAGTTAGGTTGATTAACTGTGGGGATGATTGTACCATATTCTGTGAAGAGGAGGATATGCCTAAAGTTAAGGAAGGGTTGGCAGACTGGTTCGCTAAGTTTGCCATGCGCATTAAGTTATCAGATGTTAATACGGAACTCGAGGGAGTAGAGTTTTGCCAGACTAGACCAGTTTGGACACCTGATGGATACCAAATGGTGCGTTGTGTTAGAGATGCAATTACAAAGGATTCCGTTTGCATTGACCCATTGGATAATGAGGTCAAGGCTGCTAAATGGCTTAATGCTGTAGCAAATGGAGGCATCAACACACATGGGGGTATACCCATATTCCAGGATTTTTATACTTGTTATGCTCGAGGAGCTGACAATATATTGAATTCAGTCAAACTAAATAAACGACAAAAGAAAAGGGCTTATAACAAAGATGTTAGGAGCGTGGAGAAGAGTTCCATGTCCTATTGGGGTAGAGGGATGTCTAAGAAGTATATTGATATAATAGATCCAAAGACTAGAGTTAGCTTTTATAAAGCTTTTGGTATAACCCCTACCCATCAGATTGATTTAGAAAATTATTATAGAAACCACAACATCTGTTATACTGATATGAAGCTCTATCCATCCGAAACAAGTGATTGTTTCAATCAATGGTATTAGCAACTGGGCGAGTTATTGCCGTAAGCAATGCTTGGCGGTGCATATACCGTCATTGGGTCACACATTTAAGGACCAAAACGTTTGATTTTCTGTAAATATTTACGTGCTAAACAAAATGCCGAGAGACTGCACGGATCCTCGTTAGATATGTGTGATGAACAGTCCCGTTTTGGCTTGCGGTATCCAATACAATGCCAAACAAAGTTAAATTTAAATCTATAAAGGCTAGACAGCCTGCTAAAAATACTAAGAAAGTAGTTTCTTCAAATAATCGTAAAAAGGCTAAAGATCCTGTATCTGAAAGCTTGTTACGCCAAATGGCTAAATCATTTGGCGCTTTAGGTGGTGGAGCTTTAGGTGCTTTAGGTGGAGTTCCCGCTGCAGGTTCCACTATAGGACAATCGCTTGGATCCACTATCTCTGATTGGTTGGGTTTTGGGGATTATCAGGTTTCCTCTAACTCTGTCCTCTCTGGTAATATTCCTATGATGCATCGTACTTCAAGTTCCACCATAATTCGTCATTGTGAATACATTGGCGACATAACCTCTGCTGGCACGGCTAGTGCTTTTACCGTGCAACCATTCACTATCAATCCTGGAAACCCAGTTACCTTCCCTTGGCTCAGCTCTATCGCTGGTTCTTACCAAGAGTTTAATTTTAAAGGGCTGGTCTTCCATTATAAAAGCTCTACCTCAACGTCTATTGCTAATTCGACTAACACTACAATAGGAAATATTTTCATGTGTACACAATATAATTCAGTTTCTCCAGCTCCACTTAATAAGACTGAGATGCTTAATGAATATTTCTCTTCCGATGCTAAAGTTTCTGAAAATTTTGCTCATCCTATTGAATGTAACCCTAGAGAAAATCCATTCCCCGTCCAATATGTTTCTACTGGTACCGTTAATGATCCTCCTTCCAATCCTCTCATGTATAATGTTGGTAATTTGTATGTTGGTTCACAAGGTGTCCAGGGTACAGGGGTTAAACTAGGTGAATTATGGTGTACTTATGAGGTTGAACTTTTGAAACCTCATGCTATCAATCTTGTTCAAAACACACTTAATCCTTCATGTGCTGGTTATGCCACTGGAGTTTCCAATACTGCTTGGTTTGGTACAGCTCAGACCTTTATAGGTACTGATGCTTTTCAACCTAATTTTGCGTCCAACGGTATTGGTTTTCCTGCTGGCAATTCAGGGTTCTACAAGATGACCTATATAGCTTGGGGTACTTCTGCTGCAACTGTTGCTTTGCCTACAGTCACTTATACTAATGCAAATAATTGGTATTCTCAATACAACCAAGGTTTTACAGCTCCATTAGCTATTACTGGCAACACTGGCACGCAGTCCATTCTTATTATGATTATTTGTTTTTCTATTACAGATAATACCCAATCTGCAGCTGTTCAATTTACTTCCAGTTCAGGTTCTACTCCTGGCGGTACAGTATCTGCTCAGTTTTGGGTCGACCAGGTTAACTACGGTATAAACGTAGTAGCAGCTTGATTTTAGTCTTATTTTTAAATATGCTACCACAAAGCTATAATTTGTGGGATCAGTCTCATGTTGTCTTATATTGTATTATGGTCATGTTTTTCATGATTTTATTGCTTATTTATTTGATATATTTGTTGCTTACTGATTAGAGAACAAAACTCTTTAAATGTTATCGTGGTACTCTACGCTTGGTAATGAGATTCCTGGTTTGTCGCATATAGACATGAACATTGCTTTTACTATTCCTAAGAGTTGGCGTGTTCATCATGGTCATTGGGTAGCTCCCTTCACCCGCCACAGGACAAGGCGGTATAATAAGAAACCTGAAAAATATACTTATTGTTTTAATTAATTTATTTTATTACTGTTTTTATTTTTGTTATTATTTGCCAGTATCCCAGTGCTGGATGGCTTTCAAACGGCCCATGTTTAAGAGACAACAACTTTGTAGGAAGATATAAACCTTCGTTTGAGTGTTTTAACACTTCGCGTCCTAGGCGCGTTATAAATTTAGGCTACTAGAGGTACG